AAAAAGGATCAGGTTTTACTTAAAAACCTAAAGTATTTTGAACGCGCATGGTGGGCCAGTGGGACGGAAATAAGAATGGGTTTACCTTATGTTACCCGTTCGGCTTTGCGTGACTTGTTACGCCAAGATGGCAAGGCAGAGCAGACTATTAAGAACGCTCTTAATCCCAAGAGCGAACACAAAATGACACACATCTTAGTCACGGCAGGCATGATTGAGGAGTACGAAAATGGCTTCATTGTGACAGATGAAGTTGAGTCTTCCGCGTGGCTTTTAGCCTTGTAGATCGGTACCCATGAGTACCCTTTTTGATAGTTGGGTACCAGGGTACCAAAAAGGATCAAATCAACGACTTAGACCGGTACCCAAGTACCCTAGCCTCTCTTTAGAGGCTAGGTACTGGTGCCGATGTCGGTGATCGGCGTGTTGAGAGTACGAAAATTGAGCAAAAAATGAGCATCATCCTAAGACTAGATTATCCACCTTCCGCGAACCGCTATTGGCGCTGTTTTCGCAATCGCATGGTGCCTAGTGCGGCGGCGACAGCGTACAAGAAGCACGTCAAGACCGTGGCTCACACAGACGGGCTTGTATTGCACAATGATTCTATTTGTGTCAATATAAAACTACTTCCGAAACTCACGGCAAAAGGCGAGGCCAGCAAAATAATCCTTGATCTTGATAATTGCCTCAAGGTGGCGTTAGACGCGCTTCAAGGCGTGATTATCGAAAACGATAATCAGGTTGAGGAAATACATGCTAGTTATGGCGTACCAACACAGAACGGCGGATTGATAGTTGAAGTAACAAGGATTAAAGATGCAAAGGTATAAGTCAGAATATCAACCGACGTGGAAACTGATTTCAAAGACACCGCCACCAACGGGAACCAAGATATTATTAAGAATGAAATACGGCACAGCAGTTATAGGCCAGTATTATGAAGAAGGCGGTTTTACTCATTGGTGTGGTTTACCTAAACTGAGCGGCGACGACAAGCATGACATGGTGGGGTGAGATGGGTATCAGGCGAGAAGTAACAGGGAAAGTATTCGGTAGCTGGCGAATACTTCATGACGTTGAATCGAAACACAACACTCGCTGCGTGTCGGCTCAGTGTGCTTGCGGCACGATCCGAACATCGTACTTGCACAACTTGACGTCAGGCCGCTCAACCTCATGCGGCTGTCAGCAGAAGGTAAAGTGTAGTAAATTTATGAAACAATACTGGCAAAACAAAAAAGGGGAATAAGTATGGAATTACGTGACTATCAATTTTTGGCAAACAGAACGGCAAAGGACTTAGGTTTTAAGGATGGCTTAATTCATGCCGCCCTTGGCTTAACGGGGGAGGCCGGCGAGTTCGCTGACGCTGTAAAGCGCGTGGCGATTTATGAAGGCGCTCCGAACCGCCAGCACATGATTGAAGAACTTGGGGATATTTTGTGGTATGTTGCTTACGCGTGTGAGGTTTTAGGGGAGCCGTTAGAAATCATAGCAAGAGATAACATCGAAAAGCTGAAAAAGCGTTATCCTGAGGCTTACAGCGACTTTAACGCGCATGCGAGGTTAGATAAATGATGAAGGCAGATGCAAACCAGGTTGGCGGATTGCATTACAACCGAATGGAAATCCAACCATGGACAGCAATGGAGTCATGGTTTACGCCCGAGCAGTTAGCTGGCTTTTTGCGCGGCAACGCAATTAAATACCTAGCACGCGCTGGCAAAAAAGGTGACGCGATTGAGGATATAAAAAAGGCGCAACACTATCTTGATAAGCTGATTGAGGTCATGGAATCTGGCCATGGTTAAAGGTGTCGAAAAGATTTGTGCAACGTGTGAGTTTTATGGTTACGATAGATTTGATACTTTTAGCGGTATTTGCACTCTTAATTGTGGTTCAGCTGAAGAATCAATAGTTGAGCCAACGGACTCTTGTGAGCGGTGGTTAGCGATTCAGAATGTTCAAAGTGAAAAATTATGAAAAAAGGAAAAGGCAACCCAAATCCTGTTTCAAGGGCTGGAAAGCCTAATAAAGCAACTTCAGCAGCCCGCGAAGCAATAGCGATGTTTGTGGATAACAACGCGCATCGGCTTGAGGGCTGGTTAGATGAGGTGGCGCAACAAAATCCAGAGAAGGCGTTTCAGCTATTCCAGTCTGTCGTCGAGTACCACGTCCCCAAGCTGGCGCGAACTGAACAGACGCTGACCGGCGCGGACGGTGGGCCGGTTGAGCATTCGGTTCAGATAAAATTTGGTGAATAAAGTATAATGTTTTGCAACGCGGCAGGGAGGCATCCCGTCAGATTTTCGCAACTGACAGCCGCGTTTTTATTTGCGAACCTTAGCGAGAGGAATTCAATGATTACGCAAGAACGACTGAAAGAGCTGTTTGATTATAAGAATGGATTTTTAATCAACAAGGTGTCTCGATGCTCTACATCACCTGTCGGCAGAATTAGCCAAAGAACGCGAACTAACGGCTATAGCGGCACGTTTGTTGATGGCACTGAGTACGCTACTCATCGCCTCATTTGGCTCTATTTCACTGGCTTACATCCTAATGGCGACATTGACCATATCAATGGGGTACGATCAGATAATCGTTTTGAAAATCTTCGAGAAGCGACTCGTGCGCAAAACATGCAAAACGAAAAACGCGCAAGACGCACAAATAAATGTGGCCTGTTGGGCGTTTCATTGCATGGCACAAGATGGAGGGCGCAAATCGTAATTGATGGAAAACGAATTGGTTTAGGATCGTATGCAACGCCAGAGCAGGCGCATGAAGTATATTTGGCAAAAAAGAAAGAACTTCATCCATTCCAAACAATAGCCTGATGGAAACAATCGCACACTTTCCACCGAAGATGCGGCCATTGTTTGAGCCGCATCGCTACAAAGTCTTTCATGGCGGCAGAGGCTCAGGGAAATCCTGGGCTTTTGCTCGCGCCCTGTTGATTAAATCAGTAGAAAAAAAACTTAGAATTCTTTGCTGTAGAGAAGTACAAAAATCTATTAAACAATCAGTTCATCAACTTTTGGTAGACCAAATACAAGAGTTGGGTTTTGGTTATTTGTTTGACGTTACAGACATAGCAATCCGCGGCAAAAACGGATCGGAATTTTATTTTTCTGGTTTAGCGACTCACACGGTAGAAAGCGTCAAAAGTTACGAAGGCGTTGATCGTGTATGGTTAGAGGAATCACAAAATATCAGCAAAAAATCACTTGATATTTTAATTCCAACTATCAGGAAACCAGGATCAGAAATATGGCTTTCATTAAATCCAAACCTTGAAACGGATGAGGTGTATCAACGTTTTGTTGTGCAGCCGCCGGATGATTGCGTTGTGGTGCAAGTGAATTATGACGATAACAAATGGTTTCCAGAAGTCTTAGAAAAAGAAAGGCTACACTGCAAGAAATACAGACCGAAAGAATATGAAAACATATGGGAAGGCAAGCCGCTGATAGTGGCTGAAGGCGCAATTTACGCTGATGAGTTTCAAGAGATGGTGGATCAGCATCGAATCAATCTGGTAACTCATGATCCCATGCTCAAGGCGCATTGCATCTTCGATTTGGGCTGGAACGACGCGATGACTATCATCGTGGCGCAACGCGCAGGCTCAGAAATTCGCATTATTGATTACATTCAAGAGTCATTCCACACGCTAGACTGGTACTCAAACGAACTTAAGAAGCGCCCTTATAACTGGGGCAAATTGTGGCTTCCTCATGACGGCGTTACAAAAGACTATAAGACCGGCAAAAGCGCACTAGACATAATGACGGCGCTCGGCTGGAACTGCGAAATTATTCCGATTGGCGAAGTCGAACACGGCATACGGCTGGCGCGTATGTTGTTTCCTCGTCTTTGGATGGACAAAGAGAAAACAACACTCCTGCAAGAGTGCTTAAAGCGTTACAGACGAGCAATCAATTCAACGACAGGCCAGCCAACCGGCCCATTGCATGATGAGTATTCACACGGCGCTGATGCGTTTAGATACCTTGCGACGTGTGTGGATATGTTGAAAAATGATAATATAATTAAAAGACGACGCGCTGACGATTATCGTACCGGCGACTGGATGAGTTAACACAGGAATCCCAATGGCAAACCTTGACACTGACAGCATTTACAACTCACTCGGCCTTGGCGCTGATACCGACGTGGACGATACTGACCAAGAAACGCTAAGAGAAATACGCCAGCGGTTTAGCGACGCGGTGGAGTTTAGCGCGACTGTCAGACAAGAAATGCTCAATGACATTCGGTTTGCAAGGCTCGGCGATCAGTGGAGCGAATCGGCCAAGTACGACAGAAATAGGCCAGGCAAAGAGCGCCCCATGCTCGTTGTCAATCGGCTCCTACAATTCCGCGATAGAGTGGTAAACGAGATAAGGCAAAACACGCCAAGCATTAGAATCAGGCCGGTAAACGATGGCGCAGACCAAGAAACCGCCGAAGTGTTGATGGGACTGGTTCACCACATACAAGACAATTCTAATGCCAGTATTGCGTACGACACCGCCGTCGAGTGGCAGGTTGACGCTGGTTTAGGTTATTTCAGAGTGCGGAATGATTATGTGGACGATACTTCATTCGATCAGGATATATTTATAGACCGCATCCCTGACCCGATGAAGGTTTACTTTGACCCACACAGCAAACAGCCTGACGGCTCAGATGCTGAATGGTGCATCATAGCCGAGGAAATCAGCAAGGATGAATTCAGGCGCATGTATCCCGATGTGGATGAAACC